ATGAGAGAGCGTGAGCGGCACACCGGCAGAGCGTGCGTACAACACGCACTTCGTGGACAAGTACGAAGGGATACGGCGCTGGCATGGCGCACTGCAAGACGAAGCAATCCGGACTAAACTAATTAAATTACCGACAGGCAGAGAGTTCGCGTTCCCTGATGCCAAGCGCACGCCGTCAGGCGGTGCATCCGGGTCCACGAAAATCAAGAACTATCCCTGCCAGTCAGTGGCTACGGCCTGCTTCGTGCCCGCCTGCCTCATCCACTTGCGTGACGCGCTGCGCGCAGACAACAGGCGCGCGCTGATTATCAACACCGTTCACGATAGCGTGTTGCTTGACGTGCCGCCGGACGAGGTAATTGAGATCACGCTGCTGCTGGACGAGCTATTAAGCCCGGAAAACATCGAGCGCCTCATAAAAACGACGTTCGATATAGACCTGTATGTCCCTCTTTTGATTGAACAAAAGGTTGGAAATAACTGGCTAGACATGCACTGACAAGTCGCTGCGACAACCTTACACATTTGCCCTCGCACGAAATAGGTTACCGTCCATTAAATCAGTTGACTTTGGATGCGATCTGAATATAACTATCGCAACTTGAGCACGAAACCTTTTCCAAGGGGGAAACAATGACAGCGCTAGTGCTACCCAACGACGCTGAAGCTCAGTACCTGCAATCGATTGCAGACCAGTTCGCTGCCGAAGACATGGCACGGGATGTTATCCCACGTGTACGGATCTTGCGAGACAACGTGAAGAACGGCACAGATTTAATTGCTTTAGCTGGTGAGTTTAGTATCGACGATCCACTTGCTGGTAAGATCTACGCACCGTCTATATCGTTGCGGCTCTATCAACAATACTTCAGATACAAGCGGTATGACGCAGATGCGGTGCGGCGCAACAAGGACGGCGACACAGTTAAGGGTAGCTACACGCACTCGATCCTCATCAAATCGTTGCAAGACGAAGCGCCGTCAGACGATGGCAAATACCAGTGCGGACGGCCCGTCGGCTACATTCGCAACTGGAAAGAGTTGCCGAAGGACGAGCAAGAGTTTATCAAATCGTGTCGCCAAATGGCGATCTTCTTTGGCGAGGTCCGCATTGAGGGCAAAGACCAGACCGGTAGCAGCGTCAGTATGCAACTCCCCGTTGAGATGGAGCTATCGAACAAGACTTCTGGTCGCACGCTGGTCAACTTCTACAGAGAGCTGTGGAACTCGAAGCGGGTCTCGCCAAACTCTGTTAGCGTCACGTTGCTGCCGTTTGAAGTGAAGGGCGGTGTTACGTTTTACGACTTGTCGTGCAAGATCGAAGAGGGTGTGCAGCATCAGTTTGACGACGATGCCATCGCCTTGATGCAACGCTTCACGGATTACGTGGGCGGCATCAATAGCAAGGTGATGGAGAAGCATAAGTCTGCCATGCTCGACGCGGAGGACAACGTCGTCGATGAGTATCTTGAACTCGAAGTAGATGACGAGTAGATCGCGTGGAACCTAACCTCGCGCGGGTCGTGCTGTGGTTGCAACGCAACCTGCGTGGCGACACCGAGATGTCCGACGAAACTATTGACGTAGTTTTAGAAGACATGCGCGCCGCTCTGCGCAAGCAGTTTGTTGAGAAACGCGATAACAAATTTAAGGTGCGCCCGAGTAACATTGGGCGCCCACTCTGCCAACTACAGATGGAGAAGGCAGGCGCACCCAGTATCGACCCGGACTACAACTTCCTGATGCGCATGGTCCTTGGTGACATCGTAGAGGCCGTGCTGAAGGGCGTGATACGTGAGGCTGGCGTTCCTAACTACGAGAGCAGCGGGCGGGTCACGGCTGATGTCGCCGGCGAGCAAATCAACGGTGAGTACGACCTGAAGATCGACGGCAAGGTCTACGATGTTAAATCGTGCAGCGATTGGGCCTTCAAGAAAAAGTTTGAATCGTGGGGCGCGCTCAAGGAAGACGACGCGTTTGGGTATGTAGATCAATTACATGTCTACGCGAAGGGCCACGACAACCTACCGGGCGGCATCTGGGCCGTGAACATTGCGACTGGTCAAATCAATCTGATCGAGGCGCTTGACACAGACGTTACCCAAGAGCGCCGGCTACAAGACCTCAAAAATAAAATAGATAAATTAAAATCCGATGCCCCGTTTGAGCGTTGTTTCGAGGATGTCGAGGAGACGTTTAACAAAGCGCTGACCGGCAACCGCAAGCTAGGCATCACGTGCTCGTGGTGTAAGTACCGGTTTGAGTGTTGGCCTACGCTGCAAGAGCGCGAGTCTGTGTTTTCCAAGGCGAAGAGCAAGCCGATGGTGAGCTACACAGAACTCAATAATATACCAGAGCAGGAGAAAGCATATGCATGACGAGGAACAAGACTACGATTACATGCCGGGTACGACTATCCCGTTGCAGGAACGCTCTGACGAAGCCATCGATAGGATGTTAACCGACGCTCTTAATGACGTAAAACAATTATCGATGGAGCGTAGTAAACGTATACAGATTAAATTAGCCAAGCAAACTGCGAAGGCCGTCGATATGTTTACAGAGTATCAAGAGTCCATGGCTGACTTGAATCCGTTGAAACTGCGCAGCGGTGACAAGCTCTAATTATCAATTAAAAAAAGGCTACCGAAGCGGCCTAGAAGGTAGGGTGGCGAAAGAGCTAATCGACGCCGGTGTCGCCGGTGCATACGAGGCTCTCAAAATACCTTACATACAGCCCGCGAAAGATCGGGTGTACACGCCCGACTTCGTACTCCCCAACGGCGTGATCGTCGAAACAAAAGGTATCTTCACTGTCGAGGATAGGCAGAAGCACCTCTGGGTGCGCGACTGTCATCCCGAGTTGGATATCCGTTTTGTATTTTACAACTCCCGACAGAAGATCCGCAAAGGCAGCAAGACCACATATGCTATGTGGTGCGACGCTAATTCATTTAGATATGCGGATTACAGTATTCCAGCGGCCTGGATTGCCGAGGAAAAAATCAATGACGCGTATGAAGAATTTTTTAAGCCTGCAAGCAAATCAACTCGCAGTTCTAATTCAAGTAGAAGAGGACGAAAAAAACGGTGACATCAGCTTCTCGGTGATGCCGGTGGAATCCGACGTGTTGGATGTGTCAGATCCAACCAAGCATTTTCTACGTGATTTAGTGCGAGCTATGTGCGCCGTATCGAGCATGCCCGAGGACCAGATCATGGCAATGGTGGCTGCGTACTTCGAGCACTTTCAAGATTTCTCTGACGACTTTGACGACGAGAATGTCATCCCCTTTCCCACCAAGCACTGAGGACGCTATGAAAAAATCTGAGTTGATACTCGAAGAGGCCATCTCGCTAATTAGCAATGACCGGCACAACGACCACGGGCCAGCCGACAAATCGTTCGAGCGCATCGCCAAGTTCTGGTCGCTGATCTTGGACACGCAGGTGCAACCGCATCAAGTTGCGCAATGCATGATCGCGTTGAAGCTGTCTCGTATTAATCATACTAGTGTGAATAACGACAACTGGATCGACATTGCAGGCTACGCGGCGCTCGGCGGAGAGATCGCCCAGCACTTCGAGGTGGTGTCTACCGCTATGGGCATAGACGATTTTCTGACACAGGCGCGTGCGCCGAACGAATTTTTTGACGAACAACTTGATATGTTTCAGGAGTATCCACTAGACGAAAACATCTTTGTTACAAGTAGCAGCGACATCTTCGACTTTGATTCGCTGCCCGATATCGACTGTAAGTCCGACATCCCCAAAGTGGACAACAGTCTATTTTTCTGGGGCGGACCAATCAATGCCAAGGATTAACTTTAAAGTAGGACTAACTATCGACCCAGACTTTTATGTCACACCGGTCGATGACGACATCGAAGAAGAACTAATAGACATGATACAAGACCTGCTCTACGAGGTAGACGGCGTTCTCGATATCAGCGTTAGTCGAATGAAAGGCAAAGGACGGGGGAGCGCTTGATGGCCTGGAAATCAAATTTAAATCCACAGTTCCGCAGCAAGTTTTCGGAAGATATTTTTAATTTAAAATATAAACACGAGGGTGCAGAGACTTGGTCTGTGCTCGCGAAGTTGCTTGTCAAAGATGTTTGCGGTGACCTTCGCACTGGCGAATATAAGATGATGTCAAACGACGAACTCGGCCGGCTCGAAAACTATATTAACGAATTGAAGTTTGTGCCTGGCGGCAGGTATCTTTATTACGCCGGTCGTAAAAACCGTTACTACAACAACTGTTTTTTGCTGAAGGCAGAAGAAGATACACGCGAAGATTGGGCTGCGCTGGCGTGGCGGGCCGAGTCTTGCCTGATGACGGGCGGCGGTATTGGTGTAGATTACAGCGTCTATCGCGCTGCCGGTGCTCCGTTGAAAGGGACGGGTGGCACAGCGTCGGGCCCGATCCCTGCAATGAAGTTAATTAACAGTATCGGTGCCAACGTCATGCAAGGCGGCTCGCGGCGCTCCGCTATCTACGCGAGTTTAAACTGGCAGCATGGTGACATCCCTGCTTTTCTACGTGCAAAAGACTGGGACAGTATGCCGGTCGGCAACACCGGCCAGACCTTGAAGGACATCAAGGAAGCGGACTTCAACTTCCCGGCGCCGCTCGACATGACCAATATCAGCGTGAACTACGACACTGATTGGCTGATGCAGTATTGGAAGACGGGCGACGTTGGCGATGTGTTTAGGCAGAATGTGCGTCAAGCGCTGCGCACAGCGGAGCCAGGGTTTTCGTTTAACTTCTTTGACAAGGAAAACGAAACGCTCCGCAACGCATGCACTGAAGTTACATCAGAGCTAGATAGCGACGTGTGTAACCTGGCCTCAATTAACATGGGCCGCGTTCAATCATTAGAAGAGTTCTCAGATATCGTAGAACTGGGCACAAAGTTTCTGATCTGCGGCACCCTGCGAGCGCACCTTCCGTATCAAAAAGTATACGACGTGCGGGAGGCGACCAGGCGGCTGGGCCTCGGGCTGATGGGCATGCACGAATGGCTCATCAAAAACGGCCACCGCTACGAGTGTGTGCCTGAGTTGCACAAGTGGCTAGAGATCTACCGTGGCGTGAGCGATAAAACATCACGTGAGTTTGCGGACTCCCTGTCGATCTCGCGGCCCGTGGCCAACCGGGCAATCGCACCGACGGGCTCCATCGGTATCCTCGCCGGCACCACCACCGGTGTCGAGCCGCTGTTCGCTGTGGCGTACAAGCGACGGTATTTGACGGGTGGCACCCGCTGGAAATACCAGTATGTCGTAGACAGCGCCGCGCAAGAACTAATTGACATGTACGGTATCGAGCCCGAGAGTATCGAAAGCGCTCTGGATCTGGCCGAAAACTACGAGAGGCGCATGGCGTTCCAGGCAGATGTGCAAGACTACGTGGATATGTCCATCAGTTCGACCATCAACCTGCCATCGTGGGGGAGCAAGCTAAACAATGAAGACACAGTTGACAGTTTTGCTGACACGTTGGCTCGCTATGCACCCAGACTACGTGGCTTTACCTGTTATCCCGACGGCGCACGTGGTGGCCAGCCACTTTCTGTAGTCCCGTACAGCGAGGCAGTAGATCGCCTCGGCACGGAGTTCGACGAGCACATCGAGACGCATGACATCTGCGAGATCTCTGGGCAGGGAGGCAGTTGTGGCGTTTGATAAAGTAAAAAAGAAAAAGGGCAAATGGCGCAAGCCTGATGCCTGGCGCTGTCCGAACGGCATGGCCTACCAAGAGGGGCTAAATGCTTTCTGGGCCAACCGCACGTGCCCGTTCGAGCCGCACACGATGGAGCATCGAGAGTGGCAGCGCGGGTTTGATGCCAGCTACTTTCGTAACCGCGCCGGCTTGCGATGAAAGCAGGCATGAAAGAACAGATCACCGGTTATCTAGGTGAATTATCGGTGGAGCGGTTTTTTCTGTTGCGTGACATAAATTGTCGCAGGGTGGACTTCAGCGTGTTCGACGCAGTTGTGGATGACAACAGCACGTTGTACCGTCTGCAGGTGAAGTGTAGTGCAAGGGGCAGGTGGAGCGTCACTGGTGGTCGCAACCGCAAGAAACAATACAAGCTCGCAGACGTAGACGGTATCGCGCTTGTGGCGCTAAACCGTGCGGGTGACGACGACATCGCGTTCTTTACGATGGATGAGATAGATAAGAGAACGTACACCAAAGATACCGTGCCGGTCTGTCATTTCGGCGAAAAGGGTTGGGATAGATTTAAACAACGCTACGTCCCTTGGGACGAAAATATCTTGACAGATGCCGCAACCTGCGATAAAACACAGCTTCATCTTTTCAACGAGTGAGGCAAACATCATGTGGATTTTTCTTTCAGACGCTTTCGTCAGTATTGTCGAAGACAACAAGTGTGCGGATTTAGTATTAGTCCGGGCACGCAGGGAGAAGCATCTCCAAAACTTTTTGACCGCTGAGATCGAGGACGTAAACATCGACTGGGCAGCCAAGAATGCTCGCGACAACTGCATCGAAGAGACTGCTGGTCGCGACTACCGGTGGCGGGTTACTTTACGTAAAGACGTATTGAGTCAGCTAATGGCGGCGCACACTAGCAACATCAACTACCCGAACTTCAAAGACAGTATCCGCAGCGACAGGTATCACAGCATCGCCTCTAACGTCTGGCGAGAGGCGGGGCACCTGCAAGATGGCGGGCCATACGGTGGAGCCATCAGTGTCGAACGCTACAGCGGCGATGCCGTCTTATGAAGATAATGTTGATGGGCCCATCGTGGCGCAATCAGAGCCTCGCGCTGTGGCTAACGGCGCGGGGTCATTCTGTTTTGATGGACGACGGTCGCAAAGAGGATCGGTATTTTTCACGGATCTACCCAGATTACATAATCAGCAATGGCTACGGACCTATCTTCAGCAAGTTCGTTTGCCAGAGCTTTCACGCGCGTATCATCAATATACATCCGGCTGCGTTGCCATGGGGTCGGGGCATATATCCGAATGTGTGGGCGCTATACGAAGGCCACCCGATAGGTGTGTCGGTGCATCTCATCGACCCCGGCATAGATACAGGCAAGCTACTTGACGTAGAGTTTATGCCGAGGTGGGAGCGAGAGTGGCGCCTGGCAAACCCAGCCGAGACTTTACAGACGTTTTACTCGCACCTGCTGCGGCGTGCAGAACAACTGTTCCAACGCACATGGGAGCGGGTTGAGGCATGTGACTGCCAGCCATTTGACCAAGAGCCAATAGGGCGTGACACTTACAAAAACCGTGCGCAGTCAGAGGAGCTGATGCGTCAGTTCCCTGACCGATGGGACACGCCTATTGCCCTCGTCAAACTCGCAGGGGAGAACCTCAATGACTGGTGAGTTCCCGCCACGCAAAGCCTTTGGCGAAGACGAGCAGGATGCTATCGACGATGTGGTTTCCTACTACCGGCGCAGCGACGAAGATCCAGGATACAATGGGTTTTTCCAAAAACAATTCGAGAAAGATCTGGCGGCCTTCTACGGCAAGGGCGAGGCTGCTGCCGTCAACAGCGGCACAAACGCACTTTACATAGCCTTGTGTGCGTTGAATCTAAAACAGGGGCGGGAGGTAATCGTATCTCCCGTCACTGACAGCGGCACGGTGCATGCAATCTTGGCCGCGGGGCTCGTGCCTGTCGTCGCGGATGCCGCACCCGGTGGCTACAACACTGGCCTAAATCAAGTCACGGACTGTGTCACTGACCTCACAGCCGCTGTGATGCTGGTACACACAGCCGGTGAGCCGGTCGCAGACACAGAGGCTATCGCTAAACTATGTGAAAACGGTGCTATCCCGCTGATTGAAGATGTCAGCCAAGCCATGGGCGCTAACATCGACGGCAGGTTGGTCGGGTCTTTTGGCACACTCGCGGCAGGTTCAATGATGTATCGCAAGAATCTGCAATGCGGCGGCAGCGGCGGCTTTGTTTATGGCGTGAACCCTGACCTAATTAAACATGTGATGGCGCACCGAGATCGCGGGAAGCAGCCCTGGCGCGACGACATCAACCAGAACGATCCAGGGACGGCCCTTTTCCCCGCATTGAATCACAACTTCAATGAGTGGGGGAGCGCTATCGCCTCGGCATCCTTGAAGAGATTGAAGCGAACTAACCTAGATCGCCTCATGTTTCTGTACAGTTTACGTGAAAAGATGCAGATGGCGGGATGCCTAAGCGAACTGCAAGAGTTCCACAGCGGGTACGCTCCCTTCTACATACCCGTGTGGGTGCCGGTCAAAGACAAGCTGGGATTTGCTATGCGGCTAAAAACAAAAGGCATCCCGTTGCTTGAGCACTACGGCTGTCTCGTGGCCGACTGGCTTCACATAGAAAAGCAGGTGAACTGGCAGCCCAACCACGCGTACAGCGAGGGGCATGTGCCGTGGTCTGCCCGTAGTCCGAACGCGAGGCACACGCGCGACAGCACATTCAATCTTTTTCTAAATGAAAATTACGACATATGGCATGTGCGCCGCATCGTGAGTGCCATCAAAGAAACAGAGACTGAGATGCAGGAGGATCTGCGTGCTACACCAAGGAAATAATACTCTTTACGCGATTATTGACTTAGCTATTAGCCCTTGTACTTTCGACCACATGCACTCGATGGTCAACGCCGACATGGCTCGGAGGGCGAACAATCTAAGTGAGCTACACTTTATTTTTATCCTGGGCCCCGGCGAATCTTTTCGGCAACAGACGCCGAAAGACACGGCCCTGTCACAGGCCGAGAAACTGTGGCGGGTGCGGCAGATCCTGACGCCCATGGCATGGATGATACCTGCGTGCAAGGGCGTGTCAATTTACATGAACAGGGCAGAGGCAGCCAAGGAGATTTCCATGCTGCCGCCGGCGATACTCTTTCCCAACACGTATCACATCAACCAGCCAGTGGGCGCGTTCATGCTCCAACAGGTGGTCGAGATATACAATCAGGTGAAGGACAAGGGTATCACACCGGTGGTGATGCAGGCCCCTGAGGGCGCGTTAAACTATGTGGATAAATGGTTAGACGCTAATGACATCGACCGGTCGAAGCTGGTCACGTTAACTATTAGGCAGAGCCAAGTAGAGGGGGAGCGTAACAGTAATCTATCTAGCTTCTCTCGCTTTTCTAAACGATTAAAAGAGCGAGGATATTTTCCTGTGATGTTGCACGATACAGATGTTGCAACTATCGCCCCACCCGAGTACTATAAAGATGACCCGGCTGTCCCGTACCTCCCCGGCCCGGTCAACTTAGAACTGAGGGCAGCGCTGTATCAGCGAGCGGTCGCCTCACTCTCGCACAACGGTGCAGCCGCTGCTCTCAGTTTCTTTATTCCCGATACAAAATACGCCTGCTTCGTGCCTGTCGATGCCTTGCCGAAGGTAATCGAGCATGAGGGTATTGAGGGACAGGAGCGCCTTCTCGGCGTAAAGAAAGGGGAGCGCTACGAGTTCTCCAGCCCCAAACAATTTTATGTTTGGGAGAAATGCACTGCTACTAATTTAATGAAAGCATTTGAGGAATTAATAAGTGAATAAAAAACAGGAGGAGAGTTGTGACAATGAAAACGATTGGGAAGATAGGTGGCTTGATAATTATCTCGCTGCTCGCGGTGTTCATCGTGTCGACACACGCTCACGGCAAGGTGCCGGGGATGTGTGTACCGACGCACAACCTGAACAAAGAGATGGCCAAACGATATTCGGAGAAGCTGCTATTTCGCGGGATATCAACTGATGGCTATTACGTAATGATTTATTTTGATCCAATGAATAAAAGTTGGACAGCGTTTGGCGTTCACCCTGCTCAACCACATAAAGCGTGTCCGTTGTCTGCGGGTGTAGAAGGCGAAGTGATTATCGACAAAGGGGCAAAGCTATGATTATTAATTGGTTAAAAAAGATATGGGGCGGTCAAAAGAAAAGCCGCGACCTCTCGGTACACCGGCTGCATACATTGAAGTATGAAGATCTCTGTATGTAATCAGTCGCTTATTTGTTTCAATAAACGCATTATCTCACGTCGTTCATAAGCAGAGTACGTGCGCCAGTTCGTGATGTGCTCTAAGCTGCGCTTGCATGTAAGGCACTGATCAGTCTTTGGGCAGTAGTTGCAAACTCCTTTGCACGGAGTCACTCTAAAAATAACTCCATCTCTGCTCGTCTCCTGAGAACAAGGCCGCGTAGTCGCTTTCCCCCGGCGAACACCCAGCGGCCAAACTCTCGTGCGGCACCATCGTAGTCGCCGC